GGCCCATGATGGCTAACGTATTGACTGATCTGGCGGCAGATATCTATAAAGCCGCTGACGTAGTAGGGCGCGAGCTTGTGGGCTTTATCCCTGCTGTAACTATCAACGCTAACGGCTCAGAGCGAGCCGCGAAGGGCGACGTTGTTCGTGCATCGTTCACCCGCGCCGCGACTGCTGTAAACGTGGCAGAGGCTATGACTATTCCGGAAGGCACCGACCAGACGGTAGACAACAAGACTCTGACCATTAACAACGCTCGCGCTGTGCAGATTCCTTACACTGGTGAGGACATCCGGCACCTGAACAACGGCATCGGCTTCGAGACCGTTTACGGCGATCAAATCAAGCAGGCTATGCGTACCCTTTGCAACGAGATCGAAACTGATCTTGGCGAAGCATTTGGTACTGCTAGTGGCACTGCTGGCGCTGTCGGCACTGGCGGTACTACTCCGTTCGCTAGCGACTTTGACCTGATCGCAGACGTGCGCAAGCTGTTGGCTGACAACGGTATGCCCATGAACGACGGTCAAGCATCTCTCGTTCTGGACACGGCGGCTGGCGCTAAGTTGCGTCAATTGTCTAGCCTTACTCAAGTCAACACCGCCGGAAGCTCAGATTTGCTGCGCCAAGGTGTACTGCTTGACCTGATGGGCTTGGCTGTCCGCGAGTCGGCTAATGTCTACACCGACACTACGCCCGATCCGGACGAAGTGAAGAACGTAGCATTCCACCGCGCCGCTTGTGAGCTTGCTGTCCGCGCTCCTGCCGTACCTGACGGCGGCGATGCGGCTGATGATGCTATCACTGTACAAGACCCGCATTCTGGTCTGGTCTTTGAGGTGCGCAGCTACAGGGGTTACCGTAAGTCCATGATTGAGGTAGCGGCCTCATGGGGCGTTAAGGTATGGAAGCCCGACTTTGTGGCGTTCATCGACGGCTAATGTCGCAGGGGGCTTCGGCCCCCTTTTCCTTCATGGAGTGTAAGAATGGCTCTTACCGTTGAAAACGGGTCACTTGTGGCTAATGCCAACACCTACGTTAGCGGTGCTGACTTTGCGGCATGGGCTGACGCTAGAGGCATAACCTACCCTGCAATGCCTGATTTGGAGTACAAAATACTCCGAGCTATGGACTATATCGAATCGCTCGACTTTGTTGGGCAGAAGCACGAAGAGACACAAGCGTTACAGTGGCCGCGTGATTACGTCTATATTGACGGGTATTCTGTAGAGTCCGACGAAATACCGAAAGAGGTCAAGATAGCCGTATACGAGGCCATCAAGGCCGATATTGACGGTGATAGCCGACTAACCGCGTCTGACAGAGAGACGATTAGCGAAACTATCGGCAATATCAGCGTTACATATAAGTCCAACTCTAGCATGAAGCGCAGTATTCCTGCCGTTAGCAGGGCGTTGCGTAAGCTGGTCAGAAACCCGAGTGAAGTGGGCAGGGTATGAGCTTTGACTATGCGCCCCTAAAGTCATCGGGCACTGCCTTAATCAAGAAGTTTGGGCAGCAATTGACGTTTACCCGAACGACAGAAGGCGCGTATAGCCCAGCAACCGGCACAACGTCTAACACTACGTCAACATTCACGAAATACGCCTGTATCTTTGATTATGCCGATAGAGATATTGGTACAAGCACGGTAGAAGCGGGCGATAGGCGACTGCTAGCAGAAGCACACGCCTACGAAATAGGCGATACGGTTGTTATAGGCGCTGATACCTACAGGGTAGTGTCTGTGTCAGTTAATCAGCCAGCAGGTACGATGCTGTCCGCAGATTTGCAGGTACGCAAATGAAAACGTGGACTGCCGCTATAAGAGATATACAGGATATACCCGAGAAAGTGGTGCGGGGCACGCTGATATCGTTAAGCTCGCGCATCATTAAGCGAAGCCCTGTAGATAGCGGGCGGTTTCGCGGCAACTGGCAGGCAACTATAGGCAGTCCGGCATCAGGGCAGTTATCGTCTATTGACACCAATGGATCAGCAACGGCGGCTAATGCTGCCAATATGGCGAACCGCCTAGAGGCTGGCTCTATCTTCTACCTGACTAACAATCTGCCATATGGCGAGCGCTTAGAATATGGATACTCAAAGCAAGCGCCGTCAGGCATGGTTAGGATAACTCTCGCTGAGTACGAGAAAATACTAAGGCTTGAGGCGAGCAAAGCATGACTACCATATTCAATGACGTGCAGGCCGCGCTAGATACCAAGCTAGCAACCATAACAGGGACGAGCGTAGCGTTCCCTAATGTGCCGTATAAGCCGCAGGCAGGCACGACATACCTACGGGCTAGCTTCTTGCCCGCAGAAACCGTACAGGCGTCTATGGGCGCTAATGGGAAGGATGAAACAAACGGCATTTATCAGATAGATGTCGTAGTGCCGAGAGGCACCGGAAGGCCGCAACTAATAGACACAGTGGCAGATGTATTCAAGCGAGGTACGGTTTTATCGTACAATAGCATCAGCGTGCGGGTTAGATCAGTAAGTATGTCACCCGCGATACTTGATGATGAATGGTACTTTGTGCCTATTTCGGTCAACTTTCAATCATACACAGAGGCTAGATAGATATGGCTATTGCAAACGGCGCACAACATAGTCTGCATTACGTTGCCGAAAATACCTACGGCACAACCCCGTCAACCCCGTCATTCAGCCCGTTGCCGCACACCGGCACCACGCTGGCAGTCACAAAAGACGCTATCGAAAGCGAAACCATCAAGGGAGATCGTCAGGTAGACGATTTTCGGCATGGCAATAAGTCGGTATCAGGCGATGTAACCTCAGAGCTTGAATATGGCGCGTTTGATGACATCCTAGAGGCGGTGCTTTGCGGCACATGGGCGACTGACATCCTCAAGGCTGGCGTAACCCGCCGCTCTTTCACCTTACAGCGCAAGTTTGCCGATCTGACTACGCCGGAATTTCACACCTATACCGGCTGCGAATTTAACAGCATGGCGCTCTCAGTAGCCCCTAACGCTATGGTTGGCGTTACATTTGGTGTGGTAGGCAAGAATCTAAGCCTAGCGACTACTGCAATTACTGGCTCTACCTTTGGCTCAGACCCCACAACTTCACCGTTTGATTCGTTTACAGGATCAATCACAGAAGGCGGGTCATCTATCGCTACGGTCACGGCCATTGAGATGTCCCTAGAGAACGGCATAGAGCCATTATTTTCTGTGGGTAGCCAGACTACCAACCGCCCCTCTATTGGCCGCTCACGGCTTACAGGGACGCTCACAACGTACTTTGAGAGCAGGACGCTGTACGAGAAGTTTCTAAACGAGACTTCCAGCAGCATCGTGCTGACGCTGACCGACTTGGACGGCAACGATTACGAAATCAGTATGCCAAACGTCAAGTACAACACTGGTCAGCCAGATGTTGCCGGAGAGGGTGCCGTAACCATTGCGATGGATTTCGTAGCCCTGTACGACAGCACAGATGACAGCCAGATCAAAATTACCCGAACGGATGCATAAATATGGATATAAGCCTATTGGCTACTGCTGAGTCTCACGGGGAAGGGGCCGAGTGCAACATTCTTGACCCTGTAACCCGTGAGCCAACAGACGTATTTATCAAAATAATGGGCGCTGACTCCAAGGAATGGAGAGCGCAAAAGAAGAAGCAAACCAACGCGGTGCTTGAGGCCAGATCGCAGGATAAGGCGAAATCTATCGACTTTGATGCGATGGATGTTGATGCATTGGTAGCGGTAACGCTTGATTGGCGCGGCATTGTCTCTAATGGCGAGGATTACCCGTTTACCAAGGCAAACGCCAAGAACCTGTACCAGAATGCGCCTAATGTAGTGTCGCAGCTACTGGTTTTTCTGGCTGATGGCGCAAATTTTACCAAGGGCTGATTGATGAGCTTGGGGAGTTTGGGCGCTGGTACTTCTGGATACACTCAAGTCCAGAAGGCTCATCCATCAGTCGGTATGACAGTCTCAAGCAAGTAGAGAAATCTACAGGCAGGACGCCGCCGGAGTTATTGGCAGCGCCGCAACTACGAGGGGAGCATTCATACGCGTGGGAGACGTTTTGCTCGCTTAAATCACATACCTACGCAGAAATAGAAGCGTATGGGCGGCTGACGGGTGTAAAATTAAGCCCTTGGGAAGTAGACGCCGTTATGGTGTTGGCTAGATACAGAGAGGCGAAACCAGAATGGCAACCGAAGTCGGCACACTAGTCATAAAAACCGATACTACCGGCGTAAAGCAAGGCCAGCGCGATATAGAGCGCATGGGCCAATCAGCCGCAAAAACCACACAGCAAACCGATAGAATGGCGTCTAGCACTAAGCGGTCAAGCGTCTCTGTGGGTGACTTTGGCCGCAAAGCTGGCATGGCTGGCGTGCAGTTTGAGCAGTTAGCCGGTCAGATAGCTATGGGACAAAACCCAATGCGGGCCATAGGCGTACAGGCGGCTGACTTGGGCTTTGTTCTTGGCGTTCCCCTGCTTGGCGCAGTCGTTGGTATCAGTGCGGCTATTGCTAGCGTTCTTATCCCTGCAACAGAAGATGCTAGCGATGTCATTGACGACATGAAAGAGCGCCTGCTGGATATGGAGGAGGGCTTTGACAAGCTGACTGCGGCCCAAAAAAACTATCTGCGAGTAAACATACTTAGAGAAATAATAGCGCTGAACGACGAAATTCACGATTTAACGCACACGTTGGGACTCAGAATAAACCCGAGATTTCTCGACGTCACGACGTTAGCGGCTATCGACGAAATGAATGCAAAAATAGCCGACTTATCAGGTCAGTATGACGATCTAAATAATAATGTAGCAGAGGGCACCGACGACATAAATGAATACATAGAGTCACTACATGAAGAGTTTGCGCAGCTCGGCATGAGTGAAAGGGCTTTGCATCTCTATAAGTTGAGTGTCATGGGCGCAACAGAGGCCCAAAGGCTAGAGGCTGATGCGATATTAAGAAAAATAGAGGCGCATGAGGTCGAGATAGAGCAATTAAAGAGAATCAAGGATTTACAGCGGGAAACATTGGAGCAGATTGACGCGCACGACAAAGAAGTAAAAAAGGCAGAGGATAACGCCGCAAAAATGGCCCAGCTTGACGAAACTAGGATCGAGCGAGAGGCGCGGTTGCGGGATGAGCGACTAGCGCAAATCGAAGCAGACAGGGCCAAGGAGCTGATAAGCGACAAGGAATATTTGGATGCCAAGGCAAGCATCCATGCCGCATACAATACCGCGCTAGCCGAAGATGAGCGGCGCACTATGGACGAAATGAATCAGATAGACCAAGAGCGGCGCGATTTCCAGAAGAAGCTGGACGAAGATAGAAGGGCCGCTGCGGCAGAGATCACAAACGCATTGCTTGAGTTCGAAGATGTACTGTTAAAGGGCAAGTCAGAGAAAGAAAAGGCCGCGTACAGGCTGGCGATCAATCTAGCTGACGCCGAAAAGCGGCAGAATGCGGCAGATATCATGTCTAAATCGTATTTAGCGGCAATGAAAGCGTATGCGTCACTAGCGGGCATACCGATTATAGGGCCAGCACTGGGTGCGGCGGCTGCGGCGGCGGCTATCACAGTAGGTACATCATACGCCGCTAAATCTCTAACAGGCAGGGCGCTTGGGGGCCAAGTTAGAGCCGGAGAGTCATATATTGTGGGCGAGAGAGGCCCAGAAGTGCTGACAATGGGCACGGGTGGACGGATTACGCCTAACGAGGCGTTGCGCAATGAGTCCAACACCACAGCAAACAAAACTACCAACGTCAGCTTTAACATAGAGGCCGCTGACGCGTCTGGGTTCGACAGACTGCTAAATAGCAGGCGGGGGCTAATTATCCAGATGATAAACGAGGCGGTTGAAGATCAAGGCAGGGAGGCGTTCGTATGAGCTACCCGACAGACCCAGAATTTACCGCGATCAACATAACTAGCGAACACTCTAACTTGCGCTCTGAAACCAGAAGCGGGCGCACGATTGTTAGAGGTCTAGGCACTCAAAGATGGCGCTTTACCGCCAAGTATGACGACCTGACAAGAGAGCAGTTTGCACCCGTTCTCGCGTTTGTAATGTCAACAAAGGGCGGGTTGGATAGCTTTGAGATTGTACCGCCAGTGGTTAGCACGTCGCAGAACACTCTGAGCGGCACGCCAGCAGTAAATGGCGCTCACACTGCGGGTGACAATACGATACAGGTAGACAGCTTTACAGGCACGCTTAAGGCCGGTGACTTCATTAAGTTTGCGAGCCATACGAAGGTTTATATGGTTGTAGCAGACCGAGACGGCGTGGGCGAGATGACCATAGAGCCAGCCTTGATAGAGGATGTGCCCAATAACAACAGCATCACCGTGACGGATGTGCCGTTTACGATGCGCCTAGATAACGATATCCAGCAGTACAGGCTCAACGGATATGACAGGTATCAGTATCAAATTGATTTGATAGAGGTAATCTAATGCCGCGCACCGTCAATGCCAGCATGGTTACGGCCTTAGAGTCTGACAGCTTTGAGATGTGCCACCTTGTATATCTGGCTATCGGCACGGGGCTTTACAGCACCGATTACAGCCACGAAATCACCTACAACTCTAATACTTATGATGCCTCTGAGTATCTGTTAGAAGTCGGAAATCCGTCAGAGTCGCAAGACTTGCGCGTCAACAGCCTCACGCTGACATTCAGCAATGTTGGCAGTACATACCTTGGGGCGTTTCTAAATAACGATTGGATTAACAGGCAAGCGATCATACGCAGGGCGGTAATTTCTGGCGGGTCTATTGTTGGCACGCCCTTGACGATATTTGACGGCAAGATAGCGGCGTTTCAAGTACAAGAGAACGATAGGGAATCAGACCTTAGCGTGTCTATTGCGTCACATTGGGCTGACTTCCAGAAGAAGGCAGGACGCAAGACCAACAACAACTCACAGCAATTCTTTTTCGCTAACGATGTGGGCTTCGAGTACGCGTCATCACTTGTGCGTGATCTCAAGTGGGGGCGTAAGTAATGGGCTTTAATCCTCTTAAAAAAATCGTCAAAGCTGTTACTGGCATAGTCGGTGATATTGTTGGCTTTCTGCTTGACCCGTTTATCGAAGAGCCAGACATTGCCACGGGCGTACTGGTCAACAAGCAGTCCAATAACGCGGCCATTCCGGTTATATACGGTGAGCGGAAGGTAGGCGGCACAAGGGTGTTTGTCTCTACTGGCGGCAGTGATAATGAATACTTGTACATCGCTTTGGCTTTATCAGAGGGCGAAGTAAACGCCATTGGTGACGTGTATATCAATGACGTGTTATCAACGGACTCAAAATATAGCGGCCTTGTAGCGATCCAGAAGTACACGGGCACAGACAGCCAAACATATAGCACGATTCTGGGCGGTGCGTCTGACACATGGGGAACAAACCATAGGCTGCGCGGGGTCGCATACCTAGCTATACGCCTAAAATATGACTCTGACGCGTTTGGCGGCATCCCTGATATTCAGTGCGTTGTGCAGGGAAGAAAGGTATATGACCCCCGTAACGGCACGACGGCTTACTCTACAAACCCTGCTTTGTGCTTGCGGGACTACCTGACTAATTCCCGATACGGAAAGGGATTGCCGACGAGCGTGATAGATGACACATCATTTTCGTCAGCGGCAAACACTTGTGACAACACGGTAACGGAGTATCAAGGCGGCGGGAGCGCCAAGCTGTTTGAATGTAACGCCGTTATTGATACCGACAAAAAGATATTTGAGAACGTAAAAATACTGTTGCAAGGTATGCGCGGCCTGATGCCGTACCAAGATGGCACATACTCGCTACTGATCGACAAAGCCACGTCTAGCACTTTCACTCTGGACGAAACAAATACCTACGCCGATATCACTGTTAGGGACGCGGGCAAAAACAAGCGGTTTAATAGGGTTAGAGCTACGTTTGTAAACCCGTCATCCAACTGGCAAGAAGATGTTGTTATCTGGCCCCCAGCCGGAAGCACAGAAGAAAGCACGTTTTTGTCTGAGGACAATAACGAGGTATTGCAGAAGGATATAAAGCTAAGCACTAACACCAACTACTATTCAGCACGCGATATCGCTCGCATCGTTTGCAGGGCGTCCAGAGAAAACCCCCTAAACATGGAGCTTACGGCGTCACCGGAGGCGCTACAGGTGGCCGTTGGCGACGTAGTGACAGTAGATCACCCGTCATTAGGCTGGACGGGCGCATCCACAAAGGAATTTCGCGTTACTGGTATGCAGTTAGTGGATACTGGCGATGTGCGTATGGGGTTGCAGCAGTACAGCAACATTTACGGCTATCAGTCGCTTGCAGAGCAGCCGGACGCACCAGCTACAACGCTACCTGACCCGTTCTCACTGCCAGCCCCTACTAGCCTTTCGCTAACTCAAGGTGTGACCATCGAAGAAGATGGCACATCCGTTTCTAGGCTTGTGGTCAACTGGACGGCATCAGCAAGCGCATTTGTCACGGCGTATATTGTAGAGCTAAGCCCTAGCGGGTTCGACTCAACGCAAGTACGCATCAGCACGCCGGATGCGTCCGGATCGGACGTTACAACGCTTCTGGTGCCAAATGCGTACACGGTGCAGTACACCGTATCGGTGCGGGCAGAAAACGACGCAGGCGTCCGCTCATCGGCTCTGACGGGCACCATTACGATTAGCGGCGACACTACAGCGCCAAGTGCGCCCACATCTGTCTCTGCGACAGGCGCATATAGGTCTATCATCGTGGCATGGACTAACCCATCGGATACAGACTTTGCGGCTGTAGACGTGTACAGGGCCGCATCGGGTGAGCCGTATACACGGGTTGCGTCTGTTGGCGGGGTCTATGGTGCAGAAGGTAAATATGTTGATGCAGGCTTAGCCGATGGCGCGACGCGGTACTACAAGCTGAAAGCGATAGACCGCAGCGGTAATGCCAGTGCCTTTACTACAGCGGTCAATGGCACTACTGACGCCGCAGATGATCCGGAATTCGGCCCGAGAAACCAGCATGGCTACGTCTATTACACGTCAGCTTCAGCCAGCCAACCAAGCACGCCATCAGCAACCAGCTTTGACTTTGATAACGGAACCTTTAGCGGGCTAACAACAGGGTGGCAATTAGACCCGATCAATCAGACCGGCGCAGATGGAAAGTATTGGGCGGCGAGATTCTCAATACTGGAAGCCACATATGATGGCAATCAGACAATTACGTTTAGCACGCCGTTCGCCTCATTTGAGTTTGACGGGCTGGTCACGTTTACAAACCTCAATACAGAGCTTGCCGATCCCGCTAGCTCGTTAGTCACAACAATCGACGGCGGCCACATCAACACCGGCCTAATAACGCTGACCGGCGATAACGTAGCGGGCATGGCAGTTAGGTTGGGCAAGTCTAACTATACCTCTACAACAGCGGGCTTTTGGCTGGGCAATATCGGCACGTCTGCCTCCATACAGCCCAGATTCAACATCGGCACGTCATCCAAGTTTCTGAAGTTTGACGGTACTGATGTAGAAACTAAAGGCATATTCATTAAGGATACCGCTGGTAATACGGTATTTGACGCCGATGAAATTGACGGCGTTTACATCAAAGACCTGTCAGTAGATACAGCCGCTATTGCAGATGCGGCGGTAGATACCCTGCAAATTGCAGGAAACGCGGTAACTATCCCAGAAGGCGCAGACGGGTCTATAAGCATATCGCTTAGCACAACGTTCGCTAAATGCGGCGAAGTGACGGTTGATTACGGTGCTGTAAATAAGAATCCTAGCGCGGCGATTGCGATTGGTGGCGTTCAGGTTGCGGCTGATGGCTCAGCAAGCCAAGGCTTGCAGGTGGCATTGCGTAGGGTTTATGGCTCTGGCGGCTATAACGGCAAAAGTAACACCAATTCAATACGGAACGATTTTGGCGGGCAAACAATAACCGGCGGCAAGTGGGATATCGTGCAGGTTAACAGTTATACGACGTTTAAATTTGAAATCTGGGCCAAGGTAAGTACAGGTACGCGAACCGCCAACCGATTTTTTATAGCAGTGATGGGAAGCAAGCGATGACGGTAGCGGTCATATATGATGACGATGGCAAAATAACCATTCTGCGGTCTGGCCGCGAATCTGGCGTAAGGACGGACGCAGAGGCTACAGGGCAAAGCTACGTCATAACAGAGGATGATGTAGACCCAGAACAGCACTATGTCCGTGTCAGCACCGATGAAATCGTGTCATATCCTGCAAGACCGTCGCAGGCGCATTTTTTCAACTACAACACCGAAACGTGGGAGCTATCCCTAGAGGTTGCAAAGTCGCAAAAATGGGATGAATTAAAGCTAGACCGCGAAGATCAAGAGTTTGGCACGTTTACATGGAACGGATGGGAGTTTGACGCAGACGCGGATAGTCAGGCGCGTATCAACGCGGCAGTGCAGGCGGCAATACTAGACGATACCTATACCGATACATGGACGCTTGCGGACAATAGCACGCAGGCTTTGACAGCTACGCAGTTAAAGGATGCAGGTAAAGCACTGGCTGACCACATTAAAGCGGCGCACGAGCGTGGTAGAATACTACGGCAGCAAGTCAATAACGCAACAACCGTTGAGCAACTGGAGGCCATAAGCTGGTGAGTACGATAAACCTTGTATCAGGCGACACTAGGCCAGCCATAGAGCTTACGCTTACGCGAGAGGACACTGGTGCCGCTATTGATCTGTCTGACGCTACCGTAGAGATGAAATTCCGCAAAAAGGGCGCAGTTACAGTGCTTCTTACTAAAACGTCCGTAGCCTCATCGTCTGACGCTGAGAGCGGTAAGGCCGTATTTCAATGGTCATCTGGCGATCTGGATGTGTCCGCAGGAGCATACGAAGGCGAAGTTAGCTTTACGGTAGGCGATAACACGGAGACAGTTTTAGAGCTTTTAGACTTTAATTTGCGCGATGACTTCTAAAGTCACAATAAAAGTAGCTTATGCAGAGCTAGCCGCAGCGGCTAATTATGCAAAAATATCAGCTACACGGCTGTTTAACCTTGTCAATGAAGTAGCTAAGTCGCTAGCGTCTGGCGCATCGCTTTCTGATGCTATTGCCAAAGCCATAACATCGGCAAAAAATGACGCCGCTAATGTCGCGGATGCGCATTCTGCGAGTGTTACGACGGCCAAAACGGATATTGCGGCGATAGCGGACGCGGTAGAGTTTGCTAGAGGCAGGTTGGTTAGCGATGCGGCTGGCCTCACCGATTCGCAGAAGTTTGATATAACCAAGGCTCTGAGCGATCAGCCCGCAATAACTGATCTTGTCGCCAAGCATCTCACCAAGACATTTGCCGACAGCATATCTATTACCGATTCTGCGCAAGACACAACGGGTTTGGCAGTACAGGAGCTTACGGACTCATCTGGCGCTAGCGACGCGATTGTTAAGGCTGTCGTGTCAGCGCTACAAGAGTCCGTAGGGCTTACTGACGCGGTAGTTAAAGCCGTCACGTCTGCGCTGTTAGATAGCGCGGTAGCAACGGATGCGCTGGCTAAAACGATTGGTACTACAAAGGCAGACCAAGCGGCTGTTACAGACGCTGCGGCTAAGGCGGTCAACGCCAAAAACGCTGAGACGGCTACGGTAAATGATGATAAAATTCTGTCCGTTGCGCTTAATAAAGCGGACGTTTCAAATGCCACAGATAACGGCACATACAGGGGCCAAGGTTATTGTGACTTTACCTATTTTGCCGAAGATTACGTTGGATACTCAGGGACTTTTTAAATGAAAGATACTCTCAAGCTGAAAGGTCGGGTCAACCTTAAACTTATTGGCCCAGATGGCGGTATTAAAGACGAGTGCGATATTGACAACCTAGTGGTAGACGCTGGACTAGATCATATCGCCGCCAGAATCAAAGATGCGACAGAGACGGCAATGACACACTATGCCGTGGGATCAGGGTCTACCGCTGCGGCGGCGGCTGATACTGATCTAGGGTCAATTCTTGGCAGTCGCGTAACGCTTACGTCTACAACGGTCACAGATAACGAAG